TCAGAACTACATTGTGGGTAACCCGATCATCAAACGTGGTACCGAGTTGCGGGCCTCCTATGTGTGGTCTAAGGGTGTGAACATTTCGGGGGTCAATGATGACCCGTCGAAGCGTGGCCCGAAGTCTGGTGTGGAAAAGTTTTGGCGCACCACGGGGGTGACCCGCTATTTGGGTTCCCCGCAGTCGCATGGTGAGATGGAACGCGCTGCGGTTTCTGCTGGCGGTTACATGTTGCTGGGGAATGATAGCCGGAATACGATTATTGCGCCGGTTCCGTTATCGGAGATTACGGGTGTGTTCCTGAACCCGGATTATGCTGGGGATGTGTGGGCGTACAAGCGTTCATGGGAGACGCTGGACGCTAACGGTAAGCCGGACAAGCGTGAGTTTTGGTATTACACGGACAGGTATGAGGGTGACCGTAAAACGGAGATAGGTGATGTCGGCAATAAGGTGCCTGTTGCTAAAGACCGCACCCTGATTGACCAGACGTTCAACTCACAGGTTGGTTGGCCGTTGGGTGTCCCTGACGGGTTGGCTGCGATTGTGTGGGCACGCATCTACTCCGAGTTGATGACGCACGGTAAGGTGATGACCGAATCGTTGGCGAAGTTTGCCATGAAGGTGACCACGAACTCGAAGGCTGGTGCCACCAATGTTGGTGTGAAGCTGGCGGGTAATGGTGGTTCCGGGCAGACGGCGGTGATTGGTTCCGGTCAAGATTTGACACCGTTGAGTTCTGCTGGTAAAGCGTATGACTTTGATGGGATTCGTGCGGTGGCTGCGATGGTGGCCACCTCCCTTGAGGTGTCCATCGTCCATCTGCTGTCAGACCCCGGCGCTGCCGGTTCTTCGTATGGTTCGGCGTCGAACCTCGACTTGCCGACGAAGCGGGCGATGGTGTCCCGACAGAACTTGTGGGGTGACTATGTTGCCCGTGTCATCAAATGGGCGACGGGTACCGACGTTGAGGTTTCATTCCCGGCACTCGATGATGCTGACCCGTACCGTGAGGCACAAATTTCGGCGCTGGCGTGGAACACTGGGTTGGTGCATGAGGATGAGGCTCGCCCGTCCATGTTGAAGTCGGCGAACATTCAGTCGCTCCACCCGAAGGCGCCGGATGGTGTGATGTTGCCGAACAATGAGAAGTCGTGGGCGCGTAACGACATTGACCCGAAGGATGACCCCGGCAAGGTTCCCGCCACTGCCGCCTCGCCCGATCAGGGGAAAGGTAACGGCTCCGGTGGAACACCGGGGGACGTGAAGAACGATAACAGGACGGATACTATCAGCCAATCGTTGAAGCGGATGCAGGATACGGATTTTCTGGCGGAGTTGCGGGAACTGGTCGAAAGGCTTGAAACAGCGAAATCTGTATAACGTTTCCTAACGATTCACCCATTCGTGCTAGAATTGTGCTATAGCCATGACTACCACGACTGAAACCCGCCCACTCTTTGAGGCGGCAACCCTAGTTAGCGAATCCGCGTCCGATACTGGTGCGTGGAAAGTGCGCCTCATCTCCGAGGGCAAGGGCAGTTCGGGCATTTGGACTGCATCGGTTCTGGAACAGCATCACGCCGCGCTGAACGATCTGCTCTCGTTCAAAAATCACCCTGTTGGTTGGGACGGCCCCGAAACCCGCGACTTTACCATGATTGCTGGCGAAATAGTCGGCGCAACATGGATCGAGAAAGACGAGCGTGGACTCACCGCCGTCTACGGCAACTACCTCCCCGATCCTGAGTTCAAAGACAAAATTGAGCGGTACAAAAAGAAACTCGGTGTTTCCGTCTACATTGAGGGTTCCGGTTTCTACAACGAGAACGAAGAGTTTGTTATCGACTGGCTCAACCCCGAAGACCCGTATGCGAGCCTTGATGTGGTTATCGCCCCCGGCGCTCGCGGCAAGTTTGAAGAGTCGATGAAAAGTTTGTACGCACAACGACGTGCAGAACATAAGACCACTACCACTGCGGTAGAGGAAAGAAAGGATGACAATATGGATGAGAAGGTAATGGAAGCACTCGCTGCTATCCAGACCGCTCTCGCCTCGCTTGTGTCCGAACGAAAGTCAGAGTCCGATAAGGACGCTCAGCACGAGGCCGACGCCAAGGCTGTCGAGGCGGCTGTCGCTGCTTACGACGCCGCAGTGAAGGCCATTGACGAGGCTGAGCTTCTTGCCCCACAGGTGGAGGCGCTTCGTGCGCGTGCCATCAAGGGTGAAGAGGTTGCGCCTCTTATCGAAGAGGCTAAGGCTATCCGTTCGGCTGCTCTTGAGGCAGCGAAAACCAGTACCGCCCCCAATGGGCGTGTGCTGGACGAGAGTAGCGTCAAATCCGCCACAGACCTCGGAAGGGTGTTTGGCTAATGGCTACTAACATGTACAAGAAATACACTGAGTCGAAGACTCGTGAGTGGGATGTTGTTGCCTCCCAGCTTCCGGCTGCGTCCACTGCGGTCGCTCCGGGTGTTGTTATCAAGCACATCATCTCCGGCGAAATCGGCATCACGCTGACTGGCTCGGGCGCATACACGGTCGCTGCTGGTATTCCGGGTGTTACTGGCGGGACGATCCCCGCTGGCGGCATTGGGAACAAGCCAAACGGTGCAGTCGTTGCTGTTGACGGTTCGTGGCTCCTAAGTGTTACGGGCGTTACCGCTGGGGACACCACGCTCCCCTCTGGTGCGAGCGGACGAGGAACCCCCTCGGGCACGAAGGTCTACCAGCACAACACGACAGGTGCCATCTCGCTCACCGCGACCACCGCAACCCAGATCGGAGTTGTTGATGACGGCGTTATTGTCGGACTCGTAACTCCGGTAAAGATTGGAGTCTAACATGGTACTCGACCTTACTGCTAATGGTCGCCTAACCGTTAGCCCATTTGTGAATGAGCGTAAAGCTCTTGCGATGGCTGCAATGATCGAAGGATCGCGGCTTGGTGGTTATGCTGGCGAACGTGCCCGCACCGACATGAAGGAATCCCTTTCAACGTCGGACGCACCGCACGCATTTGCTGCACTCGTGAACCTGCGGAACCTTCCGCAGTACGACGAGGTGGTGCCGGACTTCCAGCCTATTACGGCCTCCGAAACCGTACCGGACTTCAACCCGATTCAGTTCTTCGCTTTGAAGGCTAACTGGGCCAATCTGGAACACGGCAAGGACAACGACGGCGAACGCATCGCTCCGAAGGTCGCGGAACTCGACACCTACCAGTATGCCTTCGGGTACACTCAGGTTGACACGAGCCTCGCGGTTGAGAAGCGTGGGTTCAAGGTTGGTTGGAGTCTTGAGCGTGGCGTGAACGACCCGTTCGGGTTGGTCAGTCGCTACCCTGCCGACATGCTCAAGGTTGGTATCAAAACCGACCAGTATGTTGTCATCCGCGCACTCATTGCCGGTGTCACCTCGGCGTCGAACCTTGACGCTGGTACAGACCCGATCACTGGTGCCACCATCCCCGTCAACGCCCCGATTTCGGGTGCTGCGCTTCGCGCCGCTATCCGCCAGATCGGTCAGCGCACGGATGCTGAGGGCAACAAGGTTCCGGTTCCGCGTAAGTTCCGAGTTGTGGTTCCTTCGGGCACTGCTGAGGATGTGGAACTTTCCATCGCCCTCGCTCGCGGGTTGGCTACGATTCAGGATGGTCTGCTGACGTACAACGCCAGTGGCCTTCGCCCGTTCGATTCACTGGGCCGCATTGCCGGTGTCATCGAGTCGGAGTTCGTGGCTGATGGTTTCTGGTATCTCGTCCCCGAGGCATCCTCGGTTGAGATTCCGGCGCTGGTTCGCGTGTCCCTTGCAGGATACACCGCCCCCGAGGTGTACGTCTCGAACTGGAACGGCTCGCCCATCATGGGTGGTGCCTCGTCCAGTCCCTTCCAGGCCTACTCGTTCGATAACGACTCGATTGACCTCAAGTTCCGTCAGTTCACTAACGCGGCCCTCTTCTCTGAAGATGCTGTTGTGTGGAGTAACGGTACGAGCGCGTAACTCGCACTAAGGAGAACACCCCCGCTGGTAACAACTGGCGGGGGTGTTCTTGTGCATTGCATGGTAAACTAGGTTTTATAGTCTTGATGAAAGAGAGATAGTTATGGGTTCACCCATTCCCGTAGTTGCATCCACCACTGGTGCCGAGTCTGGTGCCCCTGATGGTGCCATCCCGGTTGCGCTGTATTTTGATAACCCTGCAACGAACGCGGTGGTTGCAGCGCTGATTGCTGCCGGTTTCGGTACATCCGGTCAGGTGCTCGCCACGAACGCTACCGTTGACGGTTTCGAGTGGGTTACACCGTAACCTTATAGGGTTTGGGCGGGGCAGGCTTCCGGGCGGTCGCTGCGCCCCGCCCTTTATGCACGATAATGCTGATTAGCGGGTTTTCTTGCGCCCCGCATCCGTAAAAACGTGTTTTCCGCATGATAGTGCCGATTCTGACACAACCGTTCCGATGCTGGAACATTGACGCTTTAGGGCCAAAACCTATCATAATGTGGGCATATCGACGCTTTGTGTGATGCGGGGTATTGCCCACATGCTTGATAGCGTTATCGGTTTTGTGGGTGAATGGTAGGATTGGGGAATGTTCGACTGCGCGGAGACGGATTCTTGATGACATGTAAGTGCAGACATCGCTGCAATGCCGCTAATTGTCGGTGCGGGTCAAACTGTGATTATTGTATCCACCCGAAGTCAGCATAATGACGGCCCATCGGGTATAATAGACGGTATAGCCGGTGCGCTGTTGAGCACCACATAGGCGTCACCTCCCTGACACCCTCCCAGCCTATCGTGTAGATTGCCCCAGCGCATCGGCTACCCCTTGCCTAGATGGTAAGATAGTAACTACAATGAGCGTATACCCAGCGGGGAACCCCGGCACCACACCTGTCGATGTGACCACACCTGTCGGCCAGATGCGGATGGTTATAGGCGATACCATCGGTACAGCATATATTCCCGACGTTCCCGGCTACACCAATTACACATCATTCAGTGATGCAGAGTTGCAGGCGCTCCTCGACACATCTGCCGATTCTATACCGCGAGCGGTGGGGTATGCGTATCTGAAACTGGCCGGTATTGCGGCGTCTGAGGCGGTCGATTGGAAATCTGACGATCAAGCCGTCACACTGTCTAAGCGTGCATCCGAGTTGCGGGCTATCGCACAACTCTGGTTCGACCGGGCAGCGGATGAGGACGCGGGTACCGACATTTTTGAGATTTTCGACACTAACGGTGACGGCGGGTGGATTCCCGAGGCAATGATTCCTGAGTGGGGTCGGCAATACATTTACGCACCATATAACCGTTACGAGGTGTGATGGTCGCCTTCCCGACGTTCACCACTGTCCCGTATGCTGACGTGGCTGGTTACGCCGAATTGCTGCGCCCGCTGGTTACCCCGTGGATCAAGCAGGCGTGGGTTGCCATTGTTGACCCGACGAAAAGGACAACAACGGAGAACTCAATAACGGGTGTCATCTCTAATGTCACAGTTACGCCAGTGTTCACCGGGTGGGCGCGTATCCAACCATTACGTACAGCGTTGAATGTGAAACGGGCCATTGATACCACCACGTCCCGCACCGTCCAGTTCTGGGTTGGCTACACTAAGGATGGTACCCTGCCGGACATCAAACCCGGTTTCGAGGTTGTGGTCATGGATGGTGGCAACGATCCGAAACTGAAAGAATACCAGTACGTTGTGACAGGTTCGCAAAACTCTAGCGCAGCATGGCAACGCACCATCGAAAC